TAGATACTGGTACATGGCATTCTCTGGCGCAGTCTTTATTGATGATAACGATGCAGTTGCAGTTGCTAATATGGCACAGGGAACTCAGGCGCATGAGCGACTACAGAAGCTTATTTCCACTATGCCAGAGTGGAGAGCGGAAGAAGAAGAAATTATTAATGAGTATCCGCCAATCAGAGGCTTCATAGATCTTATTATGGAGTATGATGGCGAGACAGTAATTGGTGAAATTAAAACGGCTAAGCAAGAGGTTTGGGATGCTAGACAATCAGAGATGAAGCCTACAGATAACCATATGCTACAGCTACTAACATATATGAAGCTAAAGAATGCCAAGGAAGGCTTCTTCCTATATGAGAATAAGAATACCCAAGAAATACTGGTCATTCCCATTTCTATGAACGAAAAGAATACAAGAATTATTGAGGAGACATTTGCATGGATGTGCGAAGTCTGGGATAACTTTAAAAATGGAGATCTTCCCAAGAGACCAGAGGGTGCAACTAAATCAAAGATGCCTTGTACTTACTGCCCAGTTAAGAAAGAGTGTTATACAAAGGGTGGTCCAGTAGGCACTGTCGATATTGATTTGTTTTCGGTATTTAATAAATGATCTGTGCTAATTCTGAATGCAAGAAAGACTTTGAGCCAAAGACTCATAATCAAAAATACTGTACTGATGAGTGTTGCCGTGTTGCAACTAACAGAAGAATTATGGAAAAGTATTATGAGAAGAAGGCAATTAGAAATGGTGCAGCAAGACCTTGTTCAAGGTGTAAGGCACAGCTGAGTAGATATAACAATACTGATCTATGCTCAACATGCGAAAAGACTGTCAATGCGGATACAAAGAATAAATTATTTAGGATGATCAATGACGTTAGCTAGTTTAAAGAAGACACAGGCAAGCAGAGTTCTTGGGATAGATGCATCCACTAACTCTATTGCTTTTTGCTTGATGGAAAACGATGTCCCATTAAAGTGGGGTAAGATTAACTTGTCAGGCGAGGATATATATGATAAGATTCATAATGCAAAGGTCAAGATGTCTTTAATGCTAGATGAACTTAAGTCAGATTATATTGTTGTTGAAGGTGCAGTATTTGTAAAGTCTGCAGATGCTGTAATTAAACTATCATATGTTTATGGAGTTGTTATTGCAGAACTAATGTCTACAGGTGCGAAGGTTATAACTATATCCCCTTCCTCTTGGCAGGCTTACATAGGCAACAAGAACCCCACTAAAGAAGAGAAGGCGGCTATTAGATTTAAGAATCCAGGATACGCAGACTCTTGGTATCAAAATCAATTACGCAATATGCGTAAGCAAAGAACGGTTGACTACTTTAATAAGAAGTATAACTTATCATTAACAGATTTTGATGTTGCAGATTCATTCGGGATCGCACATTATTCTAATAGTATATTGACGGAACGATGAAGCTATATCAAAGTAAAGAATGGCTGCATAGAAGATATGTGGTTCAAAAGAAAACGGTAACAGAAATTGCCGAAGAGTGTAAAGTCTCTGCTATGACCATACAGAGATACCTAGAACAGTTTAAATTGATTAGGAGAAGGTAATGCTAAAGGCGGTATTTGGGGATGTCAACAATTTTAATTGTAGTGATTTATATTTAAGATCAGTAGGTGCACCAGCAGGTAATAAGATCTGGGGAGCATGCCATGAAATTGCACATATGTTAATTGAAAAGAATATCTCGTACGGCAACTCTGCCCTTGAGCCAGCAAGGATATTTTCAACGGCGGATTCAACAGAGCAATTAAAAGTTCGTATTGATGATAAATTAAATAGGGTAAAGAACAACCAAGGCTTTGCTGGAGATAACGATATTGACGATTTAATTGGATACTTAGTCCTATATAAGATTGCTAGGGCTGATTCTGATTGACATTTTAGTCGACTGAAAGTATACTGTATTAATGAGCGAAATAGAATTGTCAGATCATTTTGACAGAATGAACAGGGTTGTCGAAGAACTTCTAAAAGGAAGCACACCCACACAGATTGCCACCACTACAGGAATACAGCGCAAAGAGGTTGTCGAGCTAATCGATGATTGGAAAGACGTTGTACATAATGATAGCAACATCAGAGATCGTGCCCGAGAGGCTATCTCAGGGGCGGATCAACACTATGCCATGCTTATCAAAGAGGCGTGGAAGACTGTAGAAGATGCAGATCAATCTGGCCAACTTGGAATAAAGTCTGGCGCATTAAAGCTTATTGCAGACATAGAGACTAAAAGAATTGCAATGCTTCAATCAATCGGCGTACTTGAGAATAATGAAATTGCATCACAGATTGCAGAGACAGAACGCAAACAAGATCTTCTTGTTAAAATTTTAAAAGAGACTACATCAACATGTCCTAAGTGTAAGATGGAAGTTGCAAAGAGATTGTCCCAAATAACTGGAATAATCGAGTCAGTCCCAGTAGAGGAAGCCGATGTCGTTTGATTTCAGTGACCTTATCGATATGCTTGACGGAGAGGAATTCGATGAAAAACCAGTCGATCTTAAAACGTTTGTTAGAAGTCCAGAATACCTTGGGCTTCCAGAACTTTCCGACTATCAATACACGCTTATCGAAAAAAGTTCGCAGATCTATAAAGACTCAACCCTTATCAAATTATTCGGAGAAGAAGAAGGAAGAATAAGATTTAAGCAAACTGCTAATGAAGTAGTTGCTCAGCTTGGCAAAGGTTCAGGAAAAGATTACTGCTCAACAATTGCAGTTGCCTATATAGTATATTTACTATTGTGCTTAAAAGATCCAGCCACATATTACGGAAAGCCTCCAGGGGATAGCATTGATATTATTAACATTGCTATTAACTCACAGCAAGCAAGCAACGTATTCTTTAAAGGATTTAAAACAAGAATTGAAAAGTCACCTTGGTTTGCTGGTAAGTATACCGACAAGGCCTCGGAAGTTAAGTTTGATAAAGCAATAACAGTACACTCTGGCCACTCTGAGCGTGAAGCCTGGGAAGGGTATAACGTTATAGTTGTTATCCTTGATGAGATCTCGGGCTTTGCAATTGAAAACACAACAGGCCATGACCAAGCAAAAACAGGTGCGGCTATATATGATATGTATCGTGCATCAGTAGACTCTCGTTTCCCAGACTTTGGTAAAGTTATTCTGCTCTCATTCCCTAGATATAAAAATGACTACATCCAACAGAGATACAACGCTGTTGTTGCAGAGGTAGAGACGGTAGTCCGTGATCACAAGTTTAAGATGGATGAAGAACTTCCAGACGGAACAGTAGGCAATGAGTTTGAGATCCAGTGGGAAGAAGACCATATAGTCTCATACAAGATACCAAAGGTTTATGCATTAAGAAGGCCAACGTGGGAAGTTAATCCAGTTAGAAAGATTGATGACTTTAAGGTAGCATTCTTTACAAATCCACAGGATGCATTGTCACGCTTTGCGTGTATGCCACCAGATGCTATAGACGCATTCTTTAAATCAAAAGAGAAGGTTGAAAAAGCATTTAACAAAGCGCACCTAGCTGTGGATAATTTTGGTAGACTAGAAGAATGGTTTATACCAGATCCAGACAAAGAATACTTTATACACGTTGACCTTGCTCAAAAGCATGACCATTGTGCAGTTGCAATGGCACACGTTAACAGATGGGTTAATGTAAAAGTAACAGACACTTATTCTCAGCCAGCACCAATTGTTGAGATAGACGCTGTTAGATTCTGGACCCCAACAAAAGATAAGTCTGTAGACTTTACAGAAGTTAAAGATTATATTCTTTCATTGAAGACACGAGGATTTAAGATTCGTGTATGTACCTTTGACAGATGGAATTCACATGATATGATGCAACAACTAAAACAATATGGCATCAATACTGAAATTCTATCTGTCGCTAAAAAGCATTATGATGATATGGCTATGGTGGTTGCAGAAGAAAGAGTGGTCGGACCACATATACCTTTGTTAATTGATGAACTACTACAGTTAAGAATTATGAGAGATCGAGTAGACCACCCTAGAAAGGGATCCAAAGACTTGGCGGATGCTGTATGTGGAGCAATCTATAACTCAATAAGTAGAAGTAAGTTTGATACAAACGAAGAAGTAAACATTCATACCTATGAATCAATGAGCTATGACAATGATTTTGGAAAAGAAGCAGACGGAGAAACAAGTTCCTATAATATGATTAGGGCTCCAAGAATGCCAGAAAACTTAAAAGACGCAATGGACAGGATGCAAATAATATGAGCACGTATCAAGAAAAAGCAAAAGAATGTAAATGTTGTGGCAAACATGTTCCACTTCCAACTGTATTAAAAGAATATAATGGAACAGTTCTTTGTCCCACTACATTCTCTAATGTAATTGAATATAAAAGAATATGGAAACTCGCTGGCCACAGACCAATGGGAAATATAAGAAAACATTTTTCAGAATATGTACAGCAGATAGTAGAAGAAACTATTGACAAAAATGAAGACGGCACGTTATAATAGACACCTAAGCAACATTAGCTTAGTTGGTTAAAGCCCCGAACTCATAATTCGGTAATCGTAGGTTCAAGTCCTACATGTTGCACAGGGAGACTAAATGAACGAAGAAGAAGCAAATGATGCAAGGATTGCGTACTACTTAGAAATAGGTGCAATAAGTTTTGAGGGCGTTGACGAAAGCGGCGAGATAATTTATTCAATTAGCGATAGAGCAAAAGAGTTAGCACCAGAGTTGTGGCAATCTCACATAGAGTATGTAGACAAGTCACTCATTGAGTTGTATGAGCAGGGCCTAGTAGAAATTGAATACAATGAAAAGCTAGAGGCAACTATTCATCTTACCCCTGAAGGACAAAAGATTGCAAGAGAAAAGGGATTAATTGAAATGGATCTCAATCCAGACATACCAAACGATTAATGAAATGCCTTCGTAGCTCAGAGGATAGAGCAGGACTCTTCTAAGGTCTTGGTCGCAGGTTCGACTCCTGCCGACGGCACAATGCGGATGTTGCATATTGGTAGTGCCTCTGCCTTCCAAGCAGAAGGGGTGAGTTCGATTCTCATCATCCGCTCAAATAAAAAAATGCTATACTAATCATAAGCAGTACAAAAAATAAGGAGAACAAGATGAACGTTTTA